GAGTTCATTTGTTTGAGCTCCTTCCTCCCGGATTCACCATCCGGGTAACCCCCAGGTTTTGCCGGTGGCGCATGTCACCGTAAGTAGGGGTTTAATTAATTAGGTGGGAGTAGGGGTCTCCGGAATCTCCCCTAGGCCTCGTGGGATGGGACTTAGAATTAGAATCCCAGTGAGAGATTGTGAACGTTGATACCTCACTTTAAACAAAGTCGCGCTCGCACCCGACCTGATTTAGTGGCTACAACTCTTGTTATGGAACTTATGACAGCACTTAAGTGGGCACCGCTTGTGGCTCTGATGCCCAGCGCTGTTGCCACTGATACAGCATTGTTAGCGGTTTCTTATTATGGGATCAGGTACCGTAGGGGCTTGTTTGTTGGTGTGAAGGCCACAGTTTTGGCTGTGGGTCTTAGGCTTCTGTGGAAGTCGTGGAAGTGGTTCCGGCGAGAGAGGCTTGCGAGGAGACTGCTGGATGAATTTCACGTGCATGACGATTCCTTTGTGTCGGAGTTGGATAAGGCGCGTGAGGTGATGACGCCAGTGGTTGAGCCGCTGCTCGAGGAGGAAGCACCGAAGCGGCCTGCCATAACGAGGTGGGTGAGGGGGCGGAAGCGTGGGCTTGCGTATGGATTGGCAGAGGAGGCCTATTATCAGTTCGGTCATCGGCCGTTTTCTGAGGCCAACGTGCTGATCACTCGCAAGTATATGAGGGATTTGCTTAAGGAGCATAAGGACTTGAGGCCAAAAGATGCAGCCGAAATTATCGATCGGGCTTTGCATTTGAGCTTCCTCCCCACCAAGCAACTGGTAGCGATGAGTATCATATCAGGGACGTATACTTACGTCGATCGTGGTACCATCGGGCCCCAGTCTTGGATTGGTTGGTTGTTGGGGCGCTTGCGCCCCGTCGACCGCCAGTAGGGGTGCCCCGTCGTTGTGCGTGGGATTGGCTGTCACACCAGTGTGGCTCCCGGCCATCCCAGTTTGCGCGTACAGAAACGATGGGGAGCCATAAAACAGCGCAGGATGGTTCGTGTCTCAGGGGTCTCTCCCCCTGTGCAACTGTGCGGGTTTAATAATGATATAAACACGTTGGAGAGGGCGGTCAAGGAGCGCGTCTTCTATGTTAAGGAGGATGGCGTGTTCCGTTCCCCCCCTAAACCGAATCCGGGAGTTTTTGCGGCAGTGCTCGCACCGTCGCTGGACGCTCTCAGACCTCTTCTTCCCTCGACCGCCCCGTTGACCCGTGCCGATTTCGTCGACACGTTCCGGGGCCGCAAGAAGAAGTTGTATGAGAATGCCTACACCACGCTCTTGCGGGAGAGCTTGGTGGAGAAGGACTCCCACGTGAAGGTTTTTGTCAAATACGAGAAGACCGATTTTACTCGTAAGGCAGATCCAGTACCGAGGGTGATAAGTCCTCGATCACCACGGTACAATGTCGAGGTGGGCCGGTTTTTGCGCCCCCTCGAAGAGAGAATTTTTCGTTCCTTGAATCGCCTTTTTGGCGACCCAACCGTTTTGAAGGGATATAACTCCCAGGAAAGTGGTAGAATTATGAAAGCCAAGTGGGATGATTTTACGGACCCTGTCGCAGTGGGTCTCGATGCTAGTAGGTTTGATCAGCATGTTTCGGTTGATGTTCTTCGACTGGAACATAGTGTTTATCTGGACTGCTTACCTACTAAGAGACTCAGACGAAAGTTAGCTCAGTTGCTTCGCTGGCAACGCAAATTTTTGTGCGGGCTATACTGAGGATGGCAGGTTGAAGTATGAGGTGGAGGGTGGGCGTATGAGTGGGGATATGAACACATCGCTAGGCAATTGCATCCTGATGTGTCTCATGGTCCATGCTTATGCCCACCACGTTGGCGTGCGAGTGCGCCTGGCTAATAATGGAGATGATTGTGTGGTTTTGATGGAACGCAGGGACCTGTTGAAATTCATGGCGGGCTTGGAGCTTTGGTTCCGGGCCCTCGGATTCAATATGCAAGTTGAGGAACCTGTTTACACATTCGAGCAGATCGAGTTTTGTCAAACCCACCCCGTCTACATTGGGCCCGGCCCACAGGACTACCTCATGATAAGACATCCCAAGTGGGGAATAGCTAAGGATACCATGTGTGTGCATGCGTGGGACTCGCCTGATATGTTCAGGGGCTGGCTTAATGCTGTTGGTGAAGGTGGGATGGCCATGTCAGGTGGCGTCCCCGTTTTCCAAGAGTTTTATAGTTGTTACTTGCGTTCTGGCAAGTTTCACAAGTCAGTTCATGATGGACAGTCGTGGGGGGTCAGACAGTTGAGTAAGGGGATGGGCCTTCGATATTCCCCCGTCACTCCCCTGACCCGCGCTAGCTTTTACTGGGCGTTTGGAGTCACCCCGGATGAACAGTTGGTTTTGGAGGATTTTTACAGGAGCGTTGACATCGGGACCACCTTGCTTTCGGAGGTGGGGTTCCAGGTGCCGATGCCACTGTGACGTTGGCTTCGTACAGCCATTGGGTTGCAAGGTTAATTGCCCAAAACGTTTCCTTCGGGTGTAAATAATTACGTGCTAATCAGAATGCCGAACGACTGCACGGAGCACCCATGTTAGCGTGGGACCTTGTGATGAACAGTCTCCGTTGAGGTCGGGGATCCAATACAACCTCAATCAATTTTTATTTTCAGAACTAATGGCCAATGCAAAGACACTTCGAACTAAGCGAAATCGCCAAAGGCGACAAGCTCGCCAGGTATCTTTTACTCCGAGTGCTCCTAGATCTCGTTCTAGATCCAGGTCTCGCTCTCGACGGCGCCAGCCGTCTGTCACTCCTAACAACTCTCTGCTCCCAGCTAGAACATCCTTTCAAAATCAAGAGGTGGCTGGATTGACCTCTATGGGCATGTTCGGTTCAAGGCCGCGACGGTCGAGAGGGCGTAACGCCATCTCTCGCGACTGCATCCCTGCCGATCTTGCTGCTTATATAGACCCGTTTGATGCCGCTGCCCCTGGGCTTCGGTATCCTGATGAGTTTAGGGGTCTGTCTGGCACTTATACAACCAATCTTGAGGTCGACATTCTCACCGCTCCCGCCGCTGGCACATTCAACGATGCCAATTTGGTCAGCGTGGCCCCGGTTCTTGGGTCCTCGCTGTTCCTGCTTACCCCTGACCCTTCCAACCTCTATGTTCAGGGGTTGTATGGTAATCAGGGTGCCGGTGGTGGGCAGTGGTCGGGAGTGCCGAATATGTTCGCTTGGCCCAACGGCGTTCTTTTTAGTATCGCTCAGGGTACTTTGAACGCCTTCGGGCCGGGTTCTGGGACGCAGAACATTGATGTGGTGGCGTCTAACATAACGGCATTGCGGTCGCTTTTCCGCTCTGCCAGGTTGGTCACAGGTGGTGCCAAGCTGACAGGCACCATGAATTTTTCCTCTGTGAGTGGAACGATCCATGTTTGTCCTGTTCCTGTCGACCTTTCTCCCACCACCATACTCAATGCTACCATTGATCCTCAGAACCCCGCGCTCACCGAAATACAGAATGGGTGGCAATGCACCCTCCCACAAAATCTCAACGACATGATAAACATGCCGGGGTATGTTGAGACACCCCTGGCTAGTTTACAGACTGATGAGCTTGTGGCTATTTTTGGTAGGTACGGGGCGGAGGCCAAGCTGTTTAAAGAGACGACTTACGCATGGGGCATGGATAACAATGTTTCTGCTCCTACGTTATCGACACGAACTGGCACCGCGGGCATCCCGGACAATTATGGGCACTATGCGATTTGTGTGTTGATTACGGGGGTCCAGCAATCCAATGGCACGCCAGCTGTGGCTGGCACTACCATTTGTGAGTTGGAGCTTCGTAACCACTACGAGTGCCAGGCGAGTCCTTCCGCATTCGCACTCTTCACTTCTCCCTCTAATCATGTTTATGCTGGACAGGGGCTTATTACGCAAGCCCCCGCTCACCAGCCGGTGTATGACGCCGCTGCCGACAACGTGGCGTCCCGCATCCCTGTGGTGCGTGTGATTGATGATGCCGGCGTGGAGGAAGCATCATTCATGACAGAGGTTGGTAAATTGTGGGATCGTGGTGTTGCTGTGGCCAATTCCCTCATGCCTGCCATTGAGGTTATTGGGCCAATTATTGCTTCACTTATGCTTTGATCTGTCTTCTGCGTTGTTTTGTTTATGTGCGTGGAATGTGTCGAGGTTCGGTCATCGATGATTGTGTGTCGTCGTTGCCACCGGTATCCGGTGTACGTTTCATCTACCAACAAAAATATTGCTTGTGT